TTTCACTCGATCACGAAAGTTCTCTTTCCAGTAACATCATGATCTAGAATCCATTGAATCGCTTCTTCGACATCGTCAGCAACTAGTGCATCACTTAGAATGTCACTGGTTTTGGTCACACGGTCCAGGAGGCCGCAAGAGTTGTAACCTTTCTGGAGGTCGAATGTCAACCACTGATCGAACTCAGTCTTTGGACTGAAAGGATTGTCAGTAGTTGTAAGGTACATTGTTGCCATGATTCAATCAGTTTCCTTTCACGGCTTCAAGCACGGAGCTTGTACTAATGCCAAGCATCTCAGCGATCTCGGAGGTAGTCGCACCGTTCTTTGCCATAGCACGAGCACGAGCCACAACACCAACGGAAAGCACAGGCTTTTCCTTTGGCATGGACAGTTCGTGCAAACGCTCAGGATCCGCATAGCGAGCGATGGACTCCATCATAGCGTTGCTCACAGCACCATTCATGATGGCTTTCCACTCGGAATCGGTGATGTCAAACTGGACCTCCTTGCGGGAAGCACCAGTCCTGATTCGAGCAGCCTTGAGAGCCTGGCTCTCAAGCCGGACACGTTCGTCCTTGGTCAGGCCAGGATTCTCCTCGACCTTTGCCCGGACAACACCCCCGGCAATGAGCTGAGCTTGACGCTCCCTAGGTGCGTTTGTTAGGGCAACCCGGACCTTCTCTTTGAGGGAGGTTACCTCATCAGCGTACTCCTTGGCAGCACCCGGGTCTCGTTTCAGGGTGGGGGTATTGACGATCTCCCGACGGGCGGTATTTGCCAGAGACTTCATGTCGTTGGCATAGCGGGCGTATAGTTCTTCCATGGGGGTACCCGATGAAAGCTTACGCGCGTCGTCAACCAACTCCATGCGGGTGGCCTTCGATGTACGGAGGCGGGTCTCGATACGAGGATCCTTGGTCTTGAACTCACGGGTGACTGTATACGATTCGCCAGTCTCCTCATAAACCTTCTTACCTGTGACAGGATCGATAGGTCCGCCCTTTGCCATGGACCGGGGCTTCCGCTTTGGAATATCCACCTCGGATGCGGCGCGAGAAATAAGAGTGGACACACCACCCTCGGGCTGATACTTCTTCTTGAGCTCGGCGATACCGTTGTCAACAGCGGAGGTGCGGTAATCAAGCTTATGCTTGGCTGCGTCAATAACCACCATCGAGTGACGGACCGCCCGTGCGAGCTCAGCTTCGGTAGCGCCCTTGATAGTCATGTCGGTAATAAGATTACTGACCATGCCCATCTGCTTCTGCTTGCCGGTCTCACTTAGAACCTTCATCCCGGGATATCCAGGATATGCGGCAGAGGGGTCGAATCCTTCGAGACCCTTAAGGGGGGATGTCGAACGAATACGACTCCGCGGTGTGATCGGAATAACCATCGCCGTATCGCCATCAAAATCAGCTCCTGAGAGCCGTTGAGCGACGTTCGGGTGAATACCAATAGCATCCCTGGCGAGCTCTCCAATGGTCTTCCTGGCGTCCTTATGACCGTTATTTACGGTAAGGATGGGGATCTCGAACGTGCCTCCATGGGGATATCGGACGAGAGCGACCTTGCTGCCATTTTTGAAATTCGGAGCGTATACCTCCGTGGGCTTCAGAGATGTGACGGGGAGCAGAACCTGATATGCCTGGCCCGGAACTGCAGCGGCGCGAAGACGGACAGCGTCCGAGTCGCAGCCATCGGCGAAATCCTGAAGGGCCTTCTTGCGAAGCACGGGGTTTGTCAGGGCCATAATATCCCTGAACTTCTTCTTTGCTTCGTCAGTTGAAATATCCAGCTGCTGCTTGGCAAATGAAATATCCTGCTTCGAGAGGAACTGGGCGGACAGAGTCTTTGACCAGTTGCCCCAAGAACCTTCCTCGTTCACGAGGTTGATGGGGGACAGCTTCTTCTTGCCGTCCTTGTCGATATATTCCATCTGCCGGCGGATGGTCGCCCCGAATGGATTATCGGGGTCGGTCTTAATTTTCTTTAGGACCGTGTCGCCATCACCAATCATGGGGACCTTCTTGGATTTATTCGTGTTGAACCGAATATCCTTACCCGCGGGAAGGTCGTCCGCGTAAATGGCCATACCCTTGAGATAGTGTGTCCCATCGACGGAAATACGCACCTGGGCATAGTTGGACTTGCCGAGGTTGAGATCTTTCAGACCTCGACGAATCTCGATAACGCCGTCCATATTTGTGCCGCCGTCTTCAGAATATCGCACCATGACTCGCTTGGAGTCGAGAGGCGCGGGCGGCTTGAGGGACAGCTTGTGGCCATCGGGATCCGTGCGGACGCCGACGACATTGATCTTGTCGAGGTTCTGGACGGTCTCAGATTTGGGAACGCCTGGGGCGACAAGAACTCGAGTGGATGTGTAGTTGTCGGTACCAAGCTGCCGGATCTTAATATCCTGAACCTGGTACCCTTGCGCCTCGAGTGTGGCCGAGGCAAGCTTGAGTGTGGTTGCGGTGGTGCCGAGCGAAACTTCAGTGCCGCTGCCGATATCAATATAACGGTGCTTGTCGGTCTCTCTCTTGAGAATATCTGCGACGCCCTCGATCTTGGACGAGGTCTTGCCGGCATCGTCTTTGAGGTAGTTGCGAACGGTTGAGGCAGAAACACCGATGCGGTCTGCAATGGCAGCCTGGGACATGCCCTTTGCGTCGAGCTTCCGGACCATCGCGATCTCCACCGCCTGGCGTTCACGCTTGGCGATAGACTTCGTAGCACGGAGCTCGGTGGTGGTCATACCGAGACCTTTGGCGATCTCAGCTTCGCTCATACCTTTATCGGCGAGCCCCTTGACTAGGCCCTGGAAATCGCGTGAGCGCTGGTACGGGTCTTTGCCCGAACCCCACGGATACCGGCCTGACTTCCGCAGAATGCCGTAGTGTGATAGCGTATCTTCAGTCATTGTCGCTCTCCATGAGAATATCACTGAAATGAACAATCCGATCCATAATATCCCGGACGTCATCAGGCTCGGGAATATGAACTCGGGGTTCACCATGTTGGTAGATGCGGAGTTGCATCTGAATGGTTGGCAGCACACCATACTCAAGACAGAATAGGGCCGCATAGATTTCGAGTTGCTCGAACTTGGTAGGGCCCGCCCCGGTCTTGAGATCATGAATGCGAAGGAATTCGGAATCCTCGTCAAAGGATATAGCGTCTGCGGTCCCAAAGGCGTACTCGCTGTAATATAGTACCGTCTCCGGGCTCATCTTGTACGAGATTGCGTCGTTAACGAACTTCGCGACCGTTGACATCAACGGGTCGTGTTCATCGGGCTCTCCGAATGGGAGGCCCAATGTAATATGTTCTGCAGCTAATTCGTGCAAGCGAGTTCCAAGCGCAGCCGCTTGTGCTTTGCGATAGGATTCCCGTATCTTCGATTCATCGTAGCGGAGCCATGACGATTTGCTGGCCCCTAGGAATGCGTGCTTGCCGGCGAGGTTGTGATGATCGTAAAACTTCATACGTCACGCCTGGCTGAAATACTCGTCGAGATCCCTGAGAACTTCTTCTTCGTTCTCGGGATATATGAATCGAGCGAACCCCATGTGATTGAGCTTAGATATGTAGTACTCTTGGTTGGGGCGGTGAGAGGCCTTGGCAGAAGCTTTGACCTCAAACATGGCCCAGATCTCATTGTAGAGTACCAGAAGATCCGGAACACCCTGAATATAATTCGGGTCGTTCTTCAGGATCATGGCCTCTTGGTATCGAGTCTTGATCTTCTTGATCAGCTCACTCTGATACTTGTTCTCGCGCACACTCATGTTTGGCTCCTTTCGAGAGTGCGGTAAACGGTATAAGGAGAGTAGCATATAGGACTTTAGTCCTAGGGGGACCAACCCACTTAAGTGGGTTTAAAATGGATTCCCTCATTCTCTCCATTATGCTTGACGTGTTTAGCCGTCGAACAAACCCACTTATGGAAATATGGGACTAAAGTCCTAGATGAGGAATTCTTGCAAGAGTGGACACCCGCGGCCCAGATTTTTGGGAGAGGCAGCAGCTTCTCGGGTGAGATAGTACTTAGGTAAAGATTTGGTAAAGTTCTTTGGTCAATTTGATTTGACTTTTTTCATTTTGTGTATTTATATATAATATTTTACATTTTAATTTAATACATTAAAAACGGCAAAATGTCAAATGGATATACTTTTCGTTGCTATTCCAACGAAAAAGTGGTTGACACTTCTGTTTTAAAAACGTCAAATTTGCCAAAACTGTCAAGCAATTTCGCCCCCCAAAACACAAACCCACTCAGAAAAACAAACCCACTTGACGTTTTTTGACAAAAATGTCAACCCCATCAGACCGGTATACCCACTTAGAACGGGCGAAAAAAACGATAATCCAAGTCTCTTTTGACGAGCGGGGGACCCCATTTAAGAGATCCCCCACCCATCAAAATCGGGGTCTAGTAGACCCAGTACGTGTCGACCGTATACCGATCACACTCTAACCACGAAGGACACAACACATCATGGGAATATCATCACCCATTGTCAGTGCCTCCCCGCTCCAACGCCAACGCGCATGGCCTTACCGCGAACACGCGACACACCACGACGTTCCTTCCAGCCCGCCTGATTGACAGCAGTCTTGAAGGTCGTATCCCAAAGAGAGTATGTCCTCATGATGTCAGCCACGTCGGCAGCCCAAGGATCCTTCTTCTTAGGAGCCCGTCCACCAAGCACAGTACGAGTATCCTCACCGTCAAACACCTCAACCCGGTATCGATCGCACGCAATTCTCGCCACACGGTTCTTGAGGTACCACTCCGCGTAGACAACCCCGTGATCTTTGTCGTCGCAGAAGAACGTTTTCCTCCACAACTCACGTCCGAACAAATATCCGATGATCGAGAATCGGTAGACCATCCGCTCAGGGTGGGCAATAACATCAATCGAGTAATCAGCGTTCACTTCTGAATACCTCCCTCACAAATATCGGTGATGAGCTCGCCGTCGGCATCCGCGTCCCAGATGCGAAGAATCGCATTGTCGGCCTGGGAGCCGTTCCCGACTTTATCGCAAATCTCAATGACTGCTTCAAGTGCAAACTCGCGGGCCTCGTCCAGGCTATCAAACCCGACGCACGATTCAGTGTGACCATCGGCCTCGATACCGTATACAAGCTTCACAACGAACATGTCAGTTCTCCTTTTCTTCAACCGGTTTGGTTCTCACTACAGGGTTAAATACGCGATCGGATTTTGACGATTCTGACGATAGCGTTCTGAATAGGAATACTCTCAGAAAGCCTTTCGAAATGAATCTCGGCTTCTCGCCTACTATCGAAGAACCACATCAATTCGTGGCTCGTTTTCGCATCAGGGTCGTACGTGATCACACGCAGCAACCACTCACGGTTCGGGTCGATTCCGCAGACAATGGTATTAATCATCTTTCTTACCGTTCCTTGGATTCTTCGGACATTGCTTGGTGTGCGGCCTGGGGTACGTATGTCCGTCGAGCGTACTCCAGTACTCCACCTCATCGGTCGGGTGCATCTTCATCCACGCCAACGACTTGCACTCGCAAGGCTCCGGCGGTTTTAGATCGGTTTTGCAGAGCTCTGTCAAGAGCGCCGTGTGTGTATGCGCATAAGCCATCAACCCAAACCTCTCGAGTAACTCAGGTTTGATGATATATGACACATACGTCTCGTAAGGAGGGTTCGTCCTGTCGTCCACGAGCACTGTCAACGTAGCCCTGGTCCCCAACCGAGTCTCTTCGAGAGAAAACATCGGATTAATCAGCTTCTCGAATGACTTTCCGAACAACATCGCTGTTACGGTCCCTTTCGTAGTAATTCAGAATCACGTCAATCGCGTACCCGCAGAGGATGTCACCCTCTTTAAGGTCACGTATATTTCGATCGTACTTAATCAAGCGAGCTGTGGTCGGCCAACGCTTATCGAGAGACTGACATGCAACGAGTCTCCGAGCCTCATCGACATTCTGATGAATACTCAACACCACGCAGGGCTTAAACATTTCGGTGAACTTGATAACAGACAGAACACACCAGACATCTTTAGACCAAGCCATGATCAGCCGACCATATACTTGATTGCGATATCAATACCGTCAAGCAACATCAGCTTCAAAATATCCATCTCGTCCTTCGCGTACGAATACTGGAAGATCTGAATATTGACCGGGATGTTGATCTTCTCTCGCAGACTTGCTGCGGCCTCGTTTGCCTCATCTTGAGTCTTGTAGAATGCGACTGTGGTCTTAGGATCATCTCCAATGCTCCCAATACGACAGACAACACACCACTCGTTGTCAGCGGGATCAAACATTACCAGATTCCGTGCCATGATGGCGCTCCTTTACAGATTGTGAGCGAATACGCGCTCGTTGAACGTAGCCTTTTTGGCCACTGCCTTTGAGATAGCGGAATCGATTCCAGACTCCGACTTGAAGTAGTAGTACCACAAGTCAGTGTAAGGGGTGTTGATGCGGTCAATCCGACCCTCCGCCTGCTCCAACACCTTGTATGAGTAGTTGAGGCTGTAGAATACCACCGTATCAGTCTCGATACAGTTCCATCCCTCAGCCCCAGCCGTGTACTGAACCAAATATACCCAAGAGTCTCCCTCGGGTATTGGTTCATGTGCGTGACCGTTCCACTCAGCTACTACGAATTCGTCCTTGAGTTTCAGTAACTCGTCTCGTTCGTAATTGAAGTTGTAGAAGACGATCACTCTGTGTCGTTTCGCAACGATCTTGCGCAACCGATCTAATCTGTTGCCAGAAGAGTTCACACTCCGTCGGAGAGCGTAACACACTCCCGCAGCATTTCGAATCGGTTCCTTCGTCCAAGGATCCATCCGCGTCTTGACGATCAGATCGTATTCGTCTCGATCGAAAGGTATGAAAATATCCTTGCGATTACGTCTCGTATGCCTCTCAGCAGGCATCGGCACGATGATGCGCCGTCTGCGAGATTCGAGAACACCCGTATTGACGAATCGCTTCACCTTAGGATACTTTGCGAACCGATCCCAGACGATGTGCTGCTCTGAGAACGCGGTCCTGTTTTTATAGAACCCATTCGCGATGAACAGGGGTACATAGTCAAGCCACGTATCCCCCGGCGTTGCGCTCAATAGGATCCACAGGTTGTGCTTCGATATCTTGAGAAAGCTCTTAACCCAAGCACCAGATCCAACAACACGCTGCTCATCAAATATAAACACATGATCGCGGTAGTCAGCAAACTTCGAGACATTGTTCCAGCTCTCGATCATCACCTCATCGCAATTAGCGCCAAGCGCAGCAAACTCACCCTCCCATTCGAGAGAGTCTCGCTTCCGAGCAGTGGTGATTACGACGATCTTCTTTGCATCTGCCTTTGAAAGGGCCCATGAGGCCCCCACACGTGACTTACCCGAGCCGACGCCGCCGACTAGGACTTTGCCACTATGCAGGAGCCTCAGGGCCTCTTCCTGATGCGAATATAGTTTATTCGTCATCGTCATCGAACAGGAGACACAACAACCGCTCGCGAATCTCTTCAGGGATGGCGTGGTAGAACTCGACGTTGTCTCGAATCCAGCCACCACCCGCAACCGAGCAACGAGCAATCCATTCCCATGAGAACGGACTCATTGCACTGATAACCGTGTGGCCAAAAAGCGAAGTGCATTCCATCCAGTCGACATACCAATATCCGTCCTTCTTATACGAATGCAACCCGTCAATTGTCGCGTCATAGCCCGTCAACACCAGCGGCGAGAAATCAGCCGGCGGGTTATTTCGAGGCGGAGTGTCAAACGTCTCCTTGGTAACGCTGGTGTCAGGACCCATCATCGTCTTGAATGCCATGTTGAATATCTCCTATCTTGCGTTACATGCCGACTTGCGAACGGAATCCGCGAAGCAGCGCCGCCTTGATGAGTTCTCGGTCTTCCTCGCTGAAATCGCGGCTGACGAACACTGTCTTCACAGTATCGCCTTCCAGCTTCACGCGAGCAACCCAAGAGTCGCCGTTCAGGATCGACTGGTGCCCTTCGGCGGCGAGAGCCTTGAGTTCAAGGAATACCGTAGTAATATCCTTAGGCACATCAATCTCAGATGTAGACGCACGCCCGTCGAGAAGCTCCACGGAGAGCCGAGGCTCAGCCTCAGACCCGACGACCCGACCATTCTGGAAGTTGATCCGAATAGTGTATGGTTCGTCATCTGCGATGGCGTTCCCAACCGCTCGCTTCGCAAGGGCCAGGATACCAGAGTTGATGACTTTCTCAGAATTAGGTTCTCGGTTGAACTGAGCCCCCGGGTTCTTGAGATATGTCTTCATGTTATCATTGATCTGTGTCATCAGAGCTGCTCCGTTCCAGGGTCTTTCCTGAGTGCGTTCTTGATCGAAATCCGGGAAGCACTCGTAATCTTCGGGTTGAATTCAGCGTTGTTGGCCCACCACGAGCCATACTTAGCGCCCTTGCCGAATCCGGGTGCCACCTCGTCTCCGCGCGTAGTAGCGCGCATGATCCAGTCATCGCCGGCATCGATCACAGTTTCCTTGGTGTGGTCGGTAGCTTGACGACCACTCACAAAGAACGTGATCTTTCGAACATACCAAACGTATTCCGTAGCCACGGGTTCGTTACTGCCAGTGACAGTCTTGTTGACCTGCTCGCCCGCGACGATGCCCTCGATCTGAATCGAGAAGCCAGAATAGTCGCCGTTAGCTGGAATGAAGCCGTTCTTGATGTTGACAATCGCTGTGAAGTTGTCGCCATCAAGTCTAGGATCGTTCGTGCGCTCAAGGACTGTGGAAAGGTAGCGCGCGATATCAGTCGCGTCACCAGTCTTAACAGTCTTCACTGGGCGGATGTTATCTGAAGACCATGTACGGTCGTTCGGGACAATGGTTTCGAACCAGTTACTCATAGAACCAGTTCTCCTTCCTCTAGTAGCTGCGCCCAGATGACATCATCTCGACGCCGCCGTGTTTTTCTGACATCCGATCGATTCCCCAGGAACAGGTTATCGAGCGAATTGTTCTCGAGGTCTCCGTCTGCGTGACAGACGTATAAACCCCTGTCGGGCCACCTCTTGTAGAAGGCAGCCCAGATCACCGATGCGACCGAACGTTCTCGAGCCTCACCGGGAGTTGTGTACAGTCGCACATACCGAGACGTACTGTTTCGACGCTTGAAGGGCTTCAGGATTACACCCGTATCCTTACGCTTGATGTCGCCAAGACGGTTTGCTTCGTAGTGTGCAAAGCCGGGCACAGTCGCCCAGATGTCAGCATACTCTTTATACATGATGACTCCTTTCGTCTAAGACGGGGGCAGACCTTTTACAGCCCACCCCCGCCTTAAAATATGATCAGTCGAGTTCCGCGTACTTCGCTGCGAACGAGGCCGACTCGTCGTCCATCACGACATACAGCTCCTTCACATACGCAGAGATACCCTTCTGACCACGGATGTCGTACACCGACGGGTGAATGACCACATCAGCAGTCTTGATCGTGATGTTGTCAAGGGTGCCAACAGTGTCCTCAGTGAGGAGCTGCTTGCGACCGCCGGTAACCAGCCAGATGGCCGGAGCGCGGAACTTATACGAGACCTTGACGCCGAGGTACGGACGCTCGGGATCGAACTCGCCATCCTTGTTCTTGCGGTACTTGACGTTCCAACCATCCCGCTCGAGATCCTCGACAAGATTCAGAGGGATAGCAACCGAGAACTCGCGCTTGCCTCCGTCAGGGTTAAAACGTGTCGAAGACCCCGCAAAGTTCGTGAATAGCAGACGAGCGTCTTCGATAACCAGATCGGAGGGGGTGTTGTTGAATGCCATGATGATTTCCTTTCTCAGCGGCACAGTGTTTCAAGATCGACATATTGTTCGATCGCTTGGGTTGCCTCATCGGCGAGCATCTCGGCGTAAGACGTATCAACGTCCTGCTCCTGATGCATGAATTTGACCATCTCGGCTTCCTTCCAGAGGTAGCCCTTGGTCCCAACGACGGCGTCTTTGATTTCTCCTTCGCTGTTTTCCCGAAGGAGCTCAGCACCACCTCGGTCAGGTTTGATCGGAACAAACGTTCCGACCTTACCAACGAAGTGATCTCCGCTATTCGGGAAGCGTAGGTACATCGCGGTCTTGACCTGTTTGGTCTGGACGTAGTCGTCGAATTCAATCGGCTCCTTCGTGAAGAGCTTCTTGAACACATACGGCTCCTGGAACTGCTTCCCGGTAGCTACCCACTCACCCTCGTGAGGGAATGCATACCGAGCGATGTACACAGCTTTGTTCACGAGAACCATCTTGGAGTAGGTGGCCTCATGTTCGAAGTCGTACCCGTACTGCTTCCCGAAGTCCATCACCTTCTGAATATCATCAGGTGTGGCCCCGGGAATCTTGATGGAGTCCGTCTTGATGTGAGCTACCGTCAGACCGAGTTCCTCCTGCACATAGTGCTTGAGATCGATCATGAACAGTGCTCCGCGCTTCGCAACGATGTTGTCAACATTCCGAGAATCCCATGCCGGGTTGTCGAACTTAGCGCTCGTCAGCCCGTACATGGAGTTGATCGGAATCTTGAGAGCCTTTCCGAGTTCGTCAAGATCGTAGTTCTTCGCGATCTCAACAAGTCGCCCGTTGAAGAGCCTACTCAACGCATCCATGTCCTTATGCTTGATCGCCACTCGAGCCTGCTTGAGCTCGCTGTAGCGCTGCGTATAAGGACCGAACAGGTTGAGCTGCTCAATCGACGTCGGGTGCATCGACGCGACATCGAGGAGAGCGACGTTCTCGTAATATCCGGGTTCCGAATATACGTAGCCACCCTCCCCCGGATCTTCTCCGCGATAGGATGAACCCTTGAACTTGTCAAAGGTATACCCCGGGAACATCTCACTGAGGTCTGTGTACACGAACTTAGACTTGTCAGGCCTCCGTTCCTTACCAAACACCAGAGCACAGGTGTGCTGGTTCGTGGTGTCGTTGACACTCAGACCAGAGAGCTCGGCAAGGATCTTGCGAGCGCCCCAGTCACTTGCGAGATGGTTGAACACCAGCTCAGTGGCCTCAACGTCGTTCTTACAGTAGTCAACAACGTCATCCCACTGACTCTCGGGAACTGGCTGGTCCCAAGGGAGGTTGTTCTCCTGGTGTTTGATCCCGAGCTCGATCTCCCACTTCTTGAGAGACTGCTTCTTCGTCGAGAAGTCGTAAATATCCGTGTAGGAGAGGCTGTACGCCTCACGGAATGTCGCATTCTTCTCGTTGTTGATGATGCGCTGAGAGATCTCGAAGAGCTCAGAGTTCGAATATCCGAGTGAAGCTGCATACATGATGTGGTTGTCATACTTCCGGTTGTTGAAGCCAATCAACCGAAGATCGAACAACGACTTCACTGCCTTGGCTGATGGATTCGTCCAGAAATGGACAACCTCCTCGCCAGGGAATTTATAGCAGACGACAAACAGATTCGGAAAGACTTCAACATCGTAGAATGCGATGCGTCCGTTTCCGTCCTCTGCGATCTCGGCCTTGTCTTCAGACATGAAGTGCATCTGCTGGACCATCTTGAGGCAGCGATCCGACTGGTTTGTTGAAGACATTGCGAATGATGTCACTGCGTTACGAGCATCAGAGACGTCGTATGTGATCCCAGACGCGTAGGCCTCATCCAGAATACTCTTGATGAAGTCTACGCTTGGAGCAGTGTTTGCGTGTACCTCCTTACGGAGCGCCTTGGCGATTAGAGCTCTGAGATGGTTCTCATCCTGGACGTGTTTCTTGTTGATCATCTTGGGCGCCTTTGCGGGGAGGTCTCCCGGATAATCCTCGATACCTCGCCCGTTGTGAATGGACAATCGTCGCCGAAGAGACGCGTTCCCTCGGAATCGCTTGATTTCAATTCCAGGCGAATATTCAGCAAGGGTATCCTTATCGACAGGATATCGATAGATGAGGTGGATGCCGCTGCCGCTTTTCGACGTTTCCGCGTACGTCGGAGGCCAAGCAGAAGCAGCGCTAAAATTAGCATTGAGGTCTTTTTCACCATTGTCTCCTTTCAGATCAAAGTCAATGCAGATGTACTCTTCGGGTATGAGTACGTAGTGCTCGTCTGTCGGAACGATGTCGCTGAGTGTTGTGTCGACATTTTTCCAAGCTTTTTGAGGAGTTCCGTTCTTCGATGAGTACTGGGCCTTACACCCAGCGAAGTGCTCATCAAACGCAGAGAACGGTCCGGGTTTTAAATCGAGCCATGTATCCCCTTTAACAGGCGATGGAGTGTACTCGCGGTTTTCAAATTTATCACTTTGGAAACCAACAAAGAGACTCCGATAATGGATGCCATCGATCATAACTCGTTCGTGGAATTCTCGAAAGTATCGACCGAGTTCTGTTTTAAACCGGTACCTAGGCATCTGGTACTGGATTCCAGTTTCGATCACGTAATCCCTATAATCAGAATACGCTTTTGCGAGAGTGACCTTATCGTCGCGCCCCCAGTCAGAGTACATCTCCGAGACAAAATTGAAGACCGGGTTAGTCTCCGAGATCATCGTCTTAGACCGGTAGTTGCGGTAATAGTTCGGTCCCAGACTACGATACACATCGATGCAATGCTTGGCGATAACGCCGAGTTCCTGGTACACCCCGTCCATAACACTGGTGTACTCCTCTATCGATAGACGTCTTCCCGATGGTGAAACATCAAGTAAACGTCTAGGAATACCAGAGTTCGCGTCAGTGATCTTAACGGGGCTGTTCGAAGCCATGATGAGAGTGGTCGTGATCCTCATCGAGCGAGGTTTCTTGAATTTCTCGTTGACGAGCTGTATTTCGTTTGATACGATTGAGTTCAAACGAGTGTTTGTCTCAATCCGACTCAAATCGCCATCGTGTTCAATAGCCACCAACGGATCATCGGCAAAAGCACTAAGCGCAAACGAATTGTTTCGCAACGCAAGTGACTCGGAATCGAAGGGGACACTGAACTCTCCGAAAAGCCTCTGCATCACATTCAGGATAGTGGATTTACCTGAACCTGGGTCTCCGTAAAAGACCAGAAACTTGTCGATAGTCCGGCAATCCCCTGTTAGAACGGACCCGATAGTCCATTCGATCTTCTGACGTTCAGAAGGGTCATACAGAGTATCAACGAGCTTCGACCAACTAGTCGGTTCGCCTTCTTCGAGAGAATATGGGAGTCGATACGAGACGTGGTCTTCTTGACGAAGTACTGTGTCTTTAAAAACTGGCATTCGATCAAGAGGATGATCTGTGTCAATCATGTTCTTAGACCACTGTCGGTATTGTCTCCAGACACCGTCTGAATCTTTTCGGCAGAGGCGTGGGAATAGATTGTGAATACCCGACTTTTCGACATATTCAAACACGTCGCTGTCGATGATATTTATCACATCGTTTTCATGCTTAGACCAGAGACCAGTCTTTGGATTCCAAACTGCGACGAAATCACCATCGCGCAACATGATATCCCTAGAATTGAGGTTTATGAAATTGGGTCTGACTTCCATCATACCCGCCTGCCCCCTCATAGGGATCGTTTCAATCTCGTAAAAGTCCACCTCCCGTGGCCTCCTTTTTAGTGATACGGATCATACAAGTTGGCCCACTGAATCATTTGGGTTGTCAGCGGCATCTCGAGAGTATCCACCCCCGGTATACGGAATAATCCGCCGGTTCCGTTCCTTGAGTAGGTCCTGTACATCACACGTTCGGCGATGTTTAGAGCCTCCTCGTGAATCTCTGAAGGTAGGCGCCCGTCGTCAGAATATGAACGAGCGCCCACGTTCAGAAGAATGGACTTTGTGAACGATTCCCGATCCTGGTACAGCATGGCCGTCAATGTATCAGTAATGCTCACAAAGACCTCAAGGAACGAAGCCGGAGCTTGCCTCGGAGAGGGTGACCCGGTCTCGTAGCAGTATTCATCCCTCATACGAAGGGCCTGAATGGCCTTATCTTCGTCCTCGGGAATATACCACGCGAAATCGAGTTCATCCCACACCGAAGCAAGCTCCGAGTAGTTCTCGAGACACCCTCGCTTGATAAGCCAGGATGTGTAGTTCATGTCAGATCTTGTCCCAGATCATTCCGTCAACGTTGAAGTCGACAATGAAGTTCGAGTCAACACGAGAGTAGTCTTCGGACGGGACTCGGTAGATGTTTGCATCGTAGTCTCCGAACGAGACGTAGTTGTCACCGTCCTTAGAGTTCTTGATCCAGCCGACCACAGAACCTTCGCGAGTGCGGGACAGGCCGAGCTGATCGTAGACCTCGTTCAGGAAGAGGTGACCCTTACGCTCGAGACGACGGTTCGCCCAGAGCTGAACAGCACCAAGCGTCTCCGAGGTGTAATCCTCATTCTCGTCCCAGCAGTTCGAGGACTCCTCGGTGATGATACGCGCGTAGGGCGACAGGTCCGCAATGGATGCGATGACCGCATCGGCAACTGCAGCAGCATCCGACTTGTTGTCGGAAGAGAGGATCTCCTCAGCAGTCTTGTCGTAGTTAGGCAGCTTCGGGCTAATGATCTTCTCGACAGTCTCCTTACCGAGTGCGTCGACCATGGTCTTCTTGTAACCGTCGAATGCAGTCTGCAGAGCCGTGTATGCAGCGCCAACGGCAGCCAGACGCTTCTTCGAAATCGAGTTCGAGAAGTAAATCATCGTGATGGTGGCAGCACCAACAATCGCAGCAGGCGCACAGGTGTATGCCGTGTCGAGGATGAAGAGAATGCGGTTCTTCATCTCGATCTTGTGGACATCCTCATCGGCGATCTGGTCTGCGTTACGGATGCACTCCTTGCGGCGATCCCAGTCGCGACCTTCGCAATCCTCGAATCGAGTACCGGCTCGCCATGCGAGATATCCGGTTGCGACGACGCCTGCAGAGGCAGTGACTGAGAGAATGGTGGGGGCGTGCTTAGAGATACGAGCCATGCCCGTGTGGAAAGCGGTCGTGATAGACATTTGAATGTGCTCCTTTCTGAGCAAATATGTTACTTGAGGGGTTCGGGACGGTCAGCAGAGACGAGCCAACCTTCCCTGATCTGTCGGATTTCAAACGCATCGGTTGTGGTCCAACCCCAGCGTTCATCGGTGTATCGGGGCTGAATACCAACAGACGACATCAGATCTGCAACGGAGACCTGGCCGTACTGCTCAATGGATTCAGCGATGAATTCGATCACGTCAACGGCATCGCCGCGAGTGTCGAACACGAGGTCCTCCACATTAGTGGGCTTGGGTTGACGAGGTTCGCGACGCTCAGCACGACGCGATTCGTAGTAACCCGTTCCACGGTTGACTCGGGAGGAACCAGAATATGACGTGTAACCTGATGAGGGTCGACGCCGTGGGTCGACTTCACCGTAAAGCAGCTGCTGGATACCCTGTGTCACCATGTCGGTGATGGCATTCTTAGCCGCCGGAATTGCCACGTCGATAACAAGATGCTCAGCAATCTCTGGGAGATCCTGAGCGAAGAAGGTCCGAAGAGCCTCTTTGACGCGAGACTTCTTCTGGATCTTAGCCTTGGCGATAACCTTCTTCTCGGGGGAGGCCCCCTCCTTGGCTTTGTCAGTGTTGCCAGGGAGGGAGACCTCAGTGGGCCGAGTGGGCTCGATGGGGACGATGTTCGACATCAGTTCGCCTCAGCGAACTTGCGGAGCTCTTCGAGGGAAGCATCCGGGTGCTCCTCGATCAGCTTCTTGGCCTTACCCATGATGTCATCCGGGAAGAGACCTGCGAGGAAGCCGTTCGAGAACTTAGGATCGTTGCTGAGCTTGTCCAGAAGGGCGTCGAATGCCGGCGAAGACATGAACGCCTTCGTTGCACGATCGTCCTTGAAGAAGCGCTTTCCGTCCTCCGAGCGCTCACCGTAGGCCTTGGCGACAAACTCGCAGAGGAGCTTGTACGCGTCCATCGGAGAAGCCTCACCGCCGTTGATCAGAGCGATCTTGGACGAGAGCGGGGTTCGACGGAGCTCCATGTTCATGAGCTCACCCTTGGAGAGGTGGAAGTGGAGAGTTTCCTCGGTCTCTTCGCCGAAGAAGTTGGTGTACTTAACCTTGATGGACTGCATGTCAGTTGTCTTCCTTTCGAGAAGCGATGTATGCGATCGTGCCGACGGCAGCGATCAGGGGGACCAGAACCGCGAGAACTCCCGCGTAGGTTCCGGTTTTAGCGAGCTTGGTCTCGCTGGTCTTGGGTGTTTCGGCCGACTTTGTGGGACGGGCCGAAGGAATAGGCGTCACAGAGGGCGTTCCCGACTGAGGCGTGCCGGGGGTCTCAATGGAGGGAGACGGCAGCGGCACGGGAGTAGTCGTGGTTGGGCTCGGTGCAGGAGTCGGGGTGGTCCCATCTCCATCAGTTCCACCGTTAACCTTGACCTCAATTGTACGCTCGAGTTTGGTGCCGTTCACGTAAGCAACGTTCGTCGCGGTCTTAGCACCTGCCGGCGTAGCCATCGGCTCGGGGGTGTAGGTGACACACGTCTTCGCGCCCTCGGGAGCGGTGAACTCGATGGTGTAATCGTTGACCGGAATGGCCGTGATATACACGGTCGTGTTGGGATCCCAGGTGGCACCCGTGGCGCACTTGACCGAGGTGCTCAGCTTGGTGTAGCTGTCATGAACGTTATACTTAACGCCAGGTTCGGCGACCCAAGTGATCATCCATGAAGTGCTTCCGTCGGGGTTAACCCAGCCCCACTTCGAGTTCTCAGGCGTAGCGTCCTCATAGTGACCGCCATTGCAGTCGTTGTCGCAGGCGCCATCCCAATCCTTGTCTCCGAAGGTGAAGGGGTACACGCGACCTCCGATAGAGATCTCGCCAAACTTCTTGCCGACAACGGACTCCTGGAGGCGAGCGGTGGTCCACCACGTGCCGGAAATATCAGTCTTGGTGGCGACCGAATCCGGGACGTTGTCCACCGTGCAGGTGAGGGCGCCCTTGTCAGTCTTGCAGGAGCCAATCTTGTCGCCGGAGTCCAGGGTGAAGGGGAAGTCGTACGCCCAGTTGATGACGTCAGACGTAACCTTGAAGGACTGTCCGACCTCGAGCTTCTTGGTAGACCAAGAGCCTTTGACGGTCACCGGCGAGGAGACCTGAGAGCTTCCCGAGGAAATGTTGGTGATCTCGGCAGTAATCGACTCACCTTCAGCAAGGGCCGGAGCCGCAGTACCGCAGATAACAGCTGCGGCAATGCCAATAGACGCAAGTGCGCGGTTCATGGTGTTTTCCTTCCAAAATGTTAAGTGTTTGGGCGGTCACTTGTTCTGGCTGTTGTGGTACTCCTCGATGAGCTTCTCAAGCTTCGGGCCGAAGAACTTGAGAAGGAGGAAGCCGACAAAGCCGGTGGCAGCGATCTTGCCGGTACCTCCACCGAGGATCTTGGCGATCGCGTTGATGATCATCATGAAGGTGAAGAAGGCGAGGATGACGATGAGCATGATGATGGTGCCGAAGGTTTCCATTGTAGTGATTTCCTTTCAGTTTAGACAAAGCCTATAACCCGTGTTAGGGGTTATAGGGTGAGGTGTCTCAGTTCTGGGATTTCTTGTATGCCTTCTTACGGGCACGGTTGGGATCGAGGGCGCAGCAAACGCCAAAGAAACCAAGCATGATTCCGAAGGTGTACATAATGGGGGTCCTTTCTTGAGGGTTAGTTCTCATTAGAGGGCCCGTAGTTTGTGTTTGGCCAGTATTCTGGGGGGTCAGAATACTCGATCGGCTCGTCTGTGAAAGTGACCTTATTCTCCTTGGTCACAGCTCTTCAACCGATCTTGAACCAGTTCGGCTGGGGCGCCGGCGTCAACACGACCTCAACCGCAGGAGAACCGGAGGGCAGGAGCACCGGACGGAACTCAGGCTTGATGGTCACGCCGCCATCCCAACCAAGCTCATCGCCAATGCCCGTCTCGCCGACGTGGATCTGCGCGTAGAAGTCGTTCAGAGGGCAGGGTCCGAAGTTCAGCAGGTCCTCAGAGATGTTGTTGCAGTAACCACGGATCTTCTCCGCAGTCGAACGGAAGGTACGTCCGGTGATAGCGTCCTTGCACAGGACCTCCTCATCACCGAAAATGACCATCGAGCCCTCGGGGAGCTTCTTCTCAGCAGCCTTCTTGTCGGCGGGCTTGCCGCCATTCTTGATGACCTCGACGCTCTTAGAGATGTTCTGGCGAAGCTCGCTGAGGTTCATCTGCGAAACGGAGTACGCAGCGGCGAGCGCCTGGTACTTCCGGTATGTGACGTTGTGAAGGGAGACGATCGCGAAGATCGTGACACCCAGCGACACTGCAGCTGGGACGTAGGTCATCCAGTTGCGCTTGGTGAAGTCGAGGAGGTTGTCGGACGCACCGTTGTCGTTGGCGAGGGCCTTTGCGTGGGCTTTACCAGAGGTGACGGCAGTCGCAACGGAGGCCGCGATACCCAAACCCGTGATGAGGATCTGCGGGTGGGCCTTAACCCAGTTGATGGCAAGCTTGATGGTGTTCTTGATAGACATGGTCGTGCTTCTTTCTTGAAAATATGGAGGTTGATTGATGATCAGAGGTTGGCGATGTACTCGGCGAGATCGAGGCCGAGGATGGACGTAGCAGCAATCGGGATGAAGTTCGGATCAGACCCAACTGCGAGAGAGTCGACGAGGATGTAGGGGTCGTGCAACTCAGTGTTATCGACAATGACGATATTCTTGGCGAATGCGCGCCGACGATCAGTCATAACGAACCGGAACGGGACAATCGCGTACTTCGCATCGGGCTTATCGGCCTCTTCCCTAGCGATGAGGAGTCGTTCGCCGGATCCGTCAGCGAAGTAGACGTCTTCGTAGTTGTACGGCTGAGTACGCAAAGGCCTCACGACCTTACCGTCGAGGTGCCTACCGACGAGGACCCCGAGCGCGGCCGTCTCAAGGGCATTCGGACGAATTGGCGTGGAGTGTGCAACTGAGATCGAGATGAGCGATCCTTCGTGGACACTGAGGTCGACTTCGGAGAGGTTGAAGATCTTTCGCATGGTCATGATAGTGCTTCCTTTCAAATAAAGCCTATAACCCGTGTTAGGGGTTATAGGGTTGAGAGTTCTCAGAGGAGGGTGTGTGTCACTCGTCGTCGGAGGGATCCGAGGACGCTCGCAGACCGGCGATGGTCATAGCGCCAAAGAAGATAGCGACGGAGCTAAGGGCAGCAACCTTAGCAACCGGGATGCTCTTTTCGGCGACCGACTTAATGCGGTCCGAGAGAGGGGTCTTCGGGGTGGTCTCTTCGAGTTCGTTCGAGTTGGACATGGTGAGATCCTTTCTTGAGTGGTTAGTTCTCATTAGTATCGGGGTACTTTTTGCGATACGTTTCAACAATCTCGATCACGGGGTTCTCCTGGTACTCGGCGATTGTGCCAAGTAGCTTCAGACCGAACAGTACGACTAAAGGCAGAGGGACTGTGATGATGCACAAGAGAATGGCAAGCATGTTTGACTCCTATTTTGACTTTCCAAAGCCTATAACCCATGTGTGGGCTATAGGGGCTTGAGGGTCAGTTTTCTTCAAGGTCAGGGAGACTCATGGTGAGCTTCAGATCCTTATTGATGAGCTCCACGCAGAGCTTGCGGAGCATCTGGTTCTTACCATAGCAGGCGTAGTTGAACGTCTTGCTGTAGAATACAGTGCGTTCAATCCTGCCGAGGTTGTAGAATACAGGTGCTGCAATCGCGAGGGTAGCGGCGGCAACGAAGGAGTAAGCGTACTTCGACATGAGAGTGGTCCTTTCAAAGAGGGTTGATAGTTCTCATTATTCGCCGCGTAAAATATGCTGAAAAAGCCTATAACCCGTGTTAGGGGTTATAGGTTTGAGGATATCAGAGCGGGCAATCCATGAGATCGCAGACGTCATTGAAGATGTCTTCGGCCATGTCGCTGTCCGAGCAGATATCGAGCAGAGTCTTAACACGGTCGTGGTAGATGTTCTGGAGGTAATCGTGAGCCGAGTTCACGGCTTTACGATTAGCCTTCCGGGTACCTTCCATGATGCCGGCAAAGTACACGTACCTGCAGTACAGGGCAGCGGACAAAACCGAGAGGCCAATAATGGCGTGGGTGCGGTTGAATTTCATGAGAGTGGTCCTTTCAAAGAGG